CGCTAGACAGGCGCGGCTCAACCGGCAGCGTCTTAATCTCTGGGGTAAAGTTCAAGCCAACCTTATAGCTGGTGGTGGCCGCACTTGCGAATGTCACAGTGAATGGACTAATGCCCACAGTCTGGTCAGGCTCAATAATGCCGTCGCGGATGACTTTGACTGTCTCGCCCTCAAGGTGATCCATATTGACAGATGCCGCCGCGCCGCCCTGTTTCACACAGTCAAGCAACACATCAGCATCAAACAACTCAACATAGTATCTGTCTGTGGCACCGATAGTGAAATCAACATCTGTCAGTCTGACGGCATCACTGGATGTGATTGTCAGATTGCTGCCGCCAGACACTGTGCGCGTGATGGCAACAACATTAGCCGCCGGGTTTGGTGCGCTATACCCGGTTACAGAATTAATCGCGGCGGCCAAGTTATCAGCCACCTCATCATTGGTTAATGCGCCACCAACTTGAAACTCAAGGTCTGTGGCCGGGGTGCCAGTCACCGCCGTGAATGTTGTCGATGTGCCAGCGCTGTCTGTCAGTACAATAGTCTCGCTATCTGCAATGTTAGCCGCGTCAGTTACTGTAATTGTTGCCGTTGCGTATGGCTGAACCGTGCGCTTGACCACAGTGTAGATGTCGTCAACGTCAACACCGATATTTAAGAAGCTGCCGTCTGTCGTCCACTCAGATGGCGCAATCACGTTTTGACTACGAAGCAATGTATAGCAAGCAATACTGCCATCATCGTCATTGACAATCAGCAGGCGGTCACCCTCATCGGTGCCAGTCGAAACACGCACAGCCATCTCGCCGGGCGTCTTTAACAAGTGCGATGACAACAGTGATATTTTTGCTGACGTGTAGGCTTGCACCGTGTCGCTATAAATAAACTCTTGCAGTGACTTACCCTGCCGCTGAATGAACAGCGTTGAGCCGTCCACGTTTTGTAGCCTGATGCCCGGCTTCATGCCAAATGCGGTCTGCTGCTTTACGATCATGTTTGTCGGCGTGATCGGCTCATCCAGCGCCTGCGGCACATAAAACTCAGCGCCCGTTGTGAATACCTGTAGGTGGCGGCCTGAGTAAATATCAACAATGGCGTTAAACGTGCCAGTGTCCAACGTGGCCTCAACCCCGGCGTCGTCAAGTGCCTCGCCCGGATCAAAGTTGAAAAAGTCAGACACCCGACTACCCCACAACGTAGATGGCCGCGCCTTACTGCCGCCGAAATAAAGACGCCCCTCGTGAAACGTCACACTGCGAGGCCAGCCGCGTGTAGATGACCAAACCTCTTCATAACCGTGTTCGCTATTCCAGTTGCCCTTGGTGATGCCGCTTGTGTCGAAAAACGGTATCTCAACGTAGGCTTTCATTTGGGTGTCGCTGACATACTCAACATAACGCGCACGGCCAAAACCGTTGTCAGCGACAGCGTATTCACCAACAGCCGCCGTGCTAAATGCTGTGACCTTGTACTGCGATGTGCCGTCTGGCGCTGTGTCCCACGCCGGGTAAACTGTGACAACCTTAGTTGACGCCACATAATCCTCAACGTGGCGCTTTTGACCTGACCCGGTGCCAGACGTGATCTCAATGAACATGCCGTTAGGCTCATCGTCCAGCGTGTAGTTAGTGGCAGATTTAAGGGTGATTGTGTTGCTAGATCCAGCCTGCGCCGTGCCAGTGTCTGTCGTCACAGCGCTGGCTGTGATGGTGATGTTGCCAGTTACCGCTGACGGCGTGATCGTAAACTGTGGGCTGTGGACATCGAACTCAAACGCATATAGGGGGATGTGATCAAAATCAATTGTGCTTGCTGTCCAATCACTGTCAGTAGCACCACGCACAATTTTTAACGGCTCAAGATCCTCATGCACGACAATCACTGTGTCGGCAGACTGTATCCAATTCATCTGCGGTATAATGGCGCTAGTCAATGCCGTGACGGTCAAATAGTCATTGCCACTGCCATTGATATCAGTTTCAAGAGCGCCGTCTTTGAATACATACATTTTGCCGGGCGTAAACACCAGCATGTAACTGTCATTGACACTAAACTCAAACGGCACCATACGCACAGCCGTGCCAGCGCCGCTATCCAACTCAGCCACAAACTTGGTGCCGTCCCGGCGCTTTGCCCCGCCTTGTGGCTGGATGCTGACGTTACGCGCTGTGGTCAGGCCAGACTGATACTGATCAATGTCTGTCCGGGCGCGTAGCTTTGGATCTAACTCGCCGCTGGTAAAATCATTTTGGATCTGAATAATCCGGCTCATGTTAGAACCTTATGTCAGAAATTGGAAACTCTTGAATAGTCTGCGCCGGTCTGTCGGCACCGTCAATGTTGATGGCAACGCGCATCAGGCCACCGCGCATGTTCTCTGACGGCGCACCGTATGCCTTCTGGTGGTAATAGTCGCCCTTGGTTATTTGGTCTGTGACCGGCTCCGCAAACTCTGCCGCCAGCGCTGTCTTTAACAGACGCACAAAGTATGGCGGAAATGTGGCCTCAGTCGGCCGGAACTGGTAGTCAATCCAAATGTCTTCGTAATTTGTAAAAAGGCCAAGGTTGTAAATCTCAAACTCACGCACAGGACGCCCGGCAACTGCACTAACATTGAACACAGCCTTTGGGTTGCCTAGTATGTCACCCGGCAGCGCGTAGGTGTATTTCCATTCATTGATGGGTGTGCTTGCCAGCCGTGCCAGCTTTACCTTTTTGACAGACCAACTAAATGGGTACTGCATTAAGATAGTGTCGCGGATGTCATCATACAGCCTATCGGCAACCTGTGCCTCATCTGTACCAGTCGCAAATGACGATAGGGGCGCAGCCCCCAGCATAATCAATGCCTCAGAACATATAGATAGTTTGGTATCGCCCTGCGCCATTTACTAACTCCAATATGGGTAAGGGGGGCAGGCCAGGCCTGCCCCACTAGGATTAGTCAGCGTCAGCGACAGATACTGCCGTGCCGTCTGATACATCAACAACACCAGATGCGTTTGACAGGACAACAACAATTGACATTGTTGGTGTAGCGCTGTCGTGAACAAAGATGACATCGCCGACTGCCAGTGTGTCTGACAGGTCATTGAAATAACCTTCGGTGTTCACAGTCGCAATCGCGTCTGCTGATGTGTAGGTGTACATGCTAGGTGCATTGCCTGATTTGGCTGCACCGATAACATTAAAGCCTGCTGATGAATAAGCCATTAGTCAGTCTCCTTTCTATTCGGTGCAAGAGATCTTGACGATGCCTTCATCGTCAATGGCAACCGCGCCAGCGGAGAACATTGAAGACACAAGGAACGACGTTTTCTCAGGAACGTAGTTGATCTCAGACTTTTGGTTCATGCCAATGCCCATACCCATTGCATCCTTGTGGAATGCAAAACAGGTGCGAGTTGATGGGATGGGCAAGCCACCTTCATCACGGTCACCAAGAGTTACGAACTTGAAGCCCATAAAGGTGTCAACCTCACCAGAAACCAGAGCCTTTACGGTTGCAAAGTCTGCGCTTGTGATTTCGGTTTCGCCTAACATGCCAGCCAAGTTGTTGGCGTGGATGATCATGCAACGGCCTTCAGATGGAACATTGTTTGCGTCAAGCAGCTTTTTGGCTTCGATCAGCTTTTCAATGTTCATGTTTGTGCCAGCGCCACCAATGGTAGTCGCAACGGTCAGTGATGTTGAAGATGCGTTGAGGGCATCAATAACAAGCTGATCCATACGTCTGCCGATAGCGTTACCGACTACTTGTACCAGTTCACGGCGCTCGTCAAAATTGACCTTTTGCTGTGAGAAGATATCGCTGTATTCAGCAGCGATGTAGTCAGACATTGTGGCTGTGACTTGTGAGTAAGTCACGTTCAATGGTGTTACGTCAGTTTGCGGTACGCGAACTGTTGCGGTGCCTTTTCCGATTTTCGGAAACTTCACCTGATTACCTTCGACATTTGTACGCTCGCGAGTTAAGCCAGCCAGTGCGCGTGACGACTGATATGCCTGCTTAACTTCGGCATCGAACAACTGAACGAAAGCGTTGGAAATGCCTACAGCCATTTCTCAGTCCTTCCATTTCAAAAGTTAACACTGGTTTCGCCAAGCAGGTGTCCATATAGGGCTGCGACTTGGGCATGTGCGCCACGCCCCCAAGCGGGGTTGACAGGTCGAAAGCGATTGTCTGTCAAGGGGGATTATATGCAAAAAAGCGGGGGCTGTAAACGCCCCCGCTTGGTTACCCCTAATTACGGCTAATTAGGGGATGACCAGATTTGTGGCTACATCGCGGTGTAGTCCGCAGTACCGTAGACCTGCTCAAAAGCCTTTTCGACTTTTGCCCGGAATGCCGGGTCGCTCTGATACTCAGGCTTGGCAACCATCGCCGACAGCTCTTCCTTGGATGGCGCGCCATCGACTGGCCCGACATCTACCGGGATCGGCTTGTCGCCGTAGTAGCTGGGCACCTTTTTCAGGGCGCGCATGCCCTGCGCTGTGCCGGCCATAATTTTGAACTCCTCAAAATCATCGCCGCCCCAGACGCCCTTGTTGACCAAGCTCTGCGCCCACGTCGTCATCGACTTGATGGTGGCGTCAGCATTCGGGCCTAGCTTCTCATATTCTTCCTTGTGAGAAATCGCAGCCTGTTCGCTTTCCGCGCCAGCCATTTCGATGAACTTGCCAGCCAGCTCGTTAAATGCCGCCTGACTGACGCCGTGCGTCTTCGCCCAGTCCCGATAAGTGGCATACAGCTCATCGTCCTCTGGAATGCCAGCCTGTGTAAAGACAGACTGATCATACTCATCCGGAACCTTATGCTGGCCCTGAGAAAACTTTTTCTGAAGCTCGGTATATGACTTGACCAAGTTTTCAAGATCCGGCCCCTCATCGTCGTTCCAGAATTTTTCCGGGAAATATTCTGGCCGCTCGAAGGTGATTTCCTCGTCTTCTGCTGCCACAGTAACCGAATCAACCGATGGCTCGGTGTCTGGTTGCAAGTGTGAAATAGACTGCTCTTCTGCTTGCTGCTGGTTGTCGTCGCCTTCAATTTTGGCATCGGCCATCAGCCCTTCAGTTTCGCTCATAGGTCTCTCGCTCTTTTGATACGCCGCTCGATTTCGCGGACCAGACTATTCTGGCCCTCTCTGGCATAGCCGTGGCTGGCATCCTCGCCGGGATACCAAGTCGGCTGCTCTATCGTCAGTGATCGCAGATGGGTGAGCAGCTTCTGCCCATCCTCACTGCCGAAGACGCGCAGATAAAGACGATCAACGTCGTCCTTATCCACCTGTTGTTGATGCGCGATCTCAGGGTCTGCGGCTTGCAGACCGTCCCAACCGTCTGGGTTCATCGATTACATTCCTTCTGGTGCTGGTGCCGGCGCTTGGCCCTGAGCCTCTGCCTGTGCTTGCGCCTGCATCATTGCTGCCGCCTGCTCCATCATCTGCTGGCGTTCTTGCGGCGTGGTGCGCAGATCTGCCGGGATGCCGAGCTTGTCAGCCACATAGTCGGGGATGCTGCCGGTCTTGACCGCCATCTGGCCTTCTGGGCCGAGCGCCGACGACATCTGCACCCACTGCATGATCTTCTCGATGTCGCCCATATTCTGCGCCTGAGCGATGGGGCTGATCGGCACCACCTTGACCTCAAGGCCGTTGACCTTCAGCGGCATCTCGATCAGGCCGCGCTCGTCCATCACATACAGGATCCGCGCGATCATCGGCACCATCGTCTCGGTGATCAGCCGGCCAAACGCGCTGCCCAGATTGCTGGCCAGCTCCTTCATGCGCTCGGCAATTTCTGTGGCCGACCGGGCTGACATATTGTCGGGCGGCAGGGTGTCGTCCAGCAGGATCTTTTTGATGTTCATGCGCAGGTCGTTGATCACGATCTGGCTGACATTGAAATCGCCAGAGCGTGGCATCTGGCGCAAGCTCTCACCCTGTGGGCCACCGTTACGCGCAACCGGGATGATGGCACCCGGCGCGATGCGGATGGTCTGCGGGTTCAGAACGCCATCGTCTGCCGCCGTGTAGACGCCGGCAATCGACAGGCTGGCGTTCTTCAGCAGAAGCTCCAGCGTCTTGTTCAATGTCTTGATGTCGGGGATGGCCGTCACCAGCGGACCGCGACCGTAGACCTCGCCGGCCACCTTCATGTAACGCGCGACGATCCACGGGCTGGATTTCATGCGGCGCATCAGAAGCTGGTTCTTTCCTTCCGGCCAGATGACGTGATAGCAGAAATCGCCCTGCTCGACATCGTACAGCGTGGCCTCCAGCAGATCGATCTCCTGCGTCGGCTTTTCTGCGATCATGCGCTGCAAGCGATCTGGCAGCTCGGCGTCCTGCCAGTGCTGCTGGATGGCCTCACCCTTCAGCCGCATACGCCGGTAGACGTTATCGACCTTGCCGTGCGCGCCCTCTTCGATGCTGACCAGATACTGCGGCACAGCCGTGAAGCGGATTGGCGTCATGTCGTCGCCGTCTTGGATCAGCATGACGGCAGTGCCGACCGACAGATCCAGCAGGAACTCGCCCATCGCCAGATCAAAGTTGGACTGGCGCAGGACCGAAAACATCTTTTCGGAATAGATGTCGAGCGCGGCTTGTGCCTCAATGGCGCGATCTTGCGGGATGTCCGCGCCCGGCTCTAGCCGGCACCAATTTGCGTAGGGCGGGAACAGGCCCGACTGGATGCGGTTGGCAAAACGCTGCACGGCATTGATGGCGGTGCTGTCAAACACGCGCGCCATCTTGTTCTGGCCGGGCGAACCGCCACCCTCATAGTAGCCATCATACAGGTTGCGCTGCGGCAGGCCGAACTCGTAGCAGTCCTCATAGATCTGCCGCCAGTTATCCTTGCGACGCTGCGCGGCGTCGTGCCGCTTCATGATTTGTTCGACGCTATGCACTGGCTTGGTTCCTCTTGCTAATCGCTGCCGCCTTTTTCTTCGCGTCTGCCTTGGAGCTTGCGCCCCAAGCGCGAAGCGACAAGGTCAGGCGCGTTGGCTTGCCGTCCTTGTATTCAGGTCCGGGCATGCCACCCATACGCGCAAGGAAGCTGGCACGGCGCGGATTGTCGCCAGACTTGACCGGGCGCTTCAGGTTCATGCCCTCGGCCTTGGCCGACGCCCGACCCTTGGCGTTCAGGCCGCCCTTCGGGTTCTTGCCGGCCTTGCGTTGCCAAGCTGGGGTTTTAGCCACGCGCCGCCCTCATGTTATCGACCAGATTTGGATAGGGACGCCCAGCCTTTTTTGCCGCGCGCATAGCGGAACGCTTCTGCGCGGATGACAGCGACTTGGGCTTGCCCAAACCCTTTGGGCGCTTCTTGTCCCAGACCTGCTTAGGCTTGGCCATAACCGCCACCCTTTTTCTTTGCCATCTTCATCTTCATGCTGGCCTCAGTTACGCGGCCACCAGTCTGCTTGGCATATTCCTTGGCGGCTTTCATGCCAGCCTTGCTATAGGCAAAGTGGCGTGTCTTGCCGTCTTTCGATACGACCTTGGGCATCATCCAGCTCCTAACGTGTCAGCGGTAAACCTGTCGCCACTCAGCAGGGTTCTTGCCCCCAGTCTGCGCAAACCGGCAAGGCGACGACGCCGGTTCTCTGCCTCAATCTGCTGCGCCAACGCCGAGCGGCGCACCGTTGCCGGGGCTGCTGGCTCTGCTGCTGC